GCCGTGGAGGAGTTTCGCGGCTACTTGGAGATGCCGGGCGGGTCGGCCACCGAGCGATCCTACGCGCGGCGGCAGCTCTGCCGGCTGACGCACGACGAGCGGGAGATGCACCAGGCGGCCAAGGAGGCCCCCGGCGAGCCCGACGCATGGGAGCGGCTGGCGTGGCTCAACTACGGGAAAAGGCACTGGCGGGAGGTGCTCGCCTTCGCCTCGATGGCGATCAAGGCCGAAGACGCTCCGAGCCACTGCAACGATCCCAAGGCTCTAGCAAAAGCCTTCGACCTCGCAGCGGTCGCATCCTGGGAGCTTGGGATGCGGCCACAAGCCCTCACGCTGGCTAGGGAGGCCGTGGCACGATGCCCAGACGACCAACGTCTGACGGCCAACGTCGAGGCGATGGCCCGCATCCTCGGGACAGCCAATGAGCTCCTACCTGCGACAAATTGCTGATGCCCTTGCGGCTGGCCTGCAGGATGTGACGTGGTCGATCGCCTCGACGACGGTTGAGCGGAAGAACTGGGTCAGTATCGACCTCGACGCCATGGGCGAGCCGGTGATCTTTGTGACGCCGGGATCGGCCGAGGTCTCGCGGATCAGCCGCAACGTCAGCCAGATCGACTACGAGGTCTCCGTCTTCATCGGTCGCCACGTCCAGAGCGACTCCCAGGTAGACGGGATGCTCGACCTGGCCGACGAGGCCCTGCTCCAGGTGCGGTCGCACGAGTGGGGCGAGGCGGTCGTCTGGCCGGAGGGCGTGACGAGCCCGATCACGGTCGCCATCGAGCTCAATCCCGACGACGCCCTGAGCGAACGCAACGCCTGGCGGGCGGTGATCACGGCGACCTACCGGGTCTTCTCGGCCGACCAACTGCCGGAGTAATCCATGCAGCCGACGATCAAGGTCCGGTCGAGGATCAATAAGGCCCACATCCGCAAGAAAATCAAGCGTGGCACCCGCGAGGCGCTGCCCGGTGCCGGCGTGATCGTGCAGCGGTCGGCCCGCAAGCAGTTCTCACACCGCAACGTGAAGACCAAACCGAATTGGTCGCAGGTCGGAACCAAGGACGGCCGGCCCGTGCTCGCGATGGAGTTTCGCCCGCCGATCCCAGGCAAGGTCACGAGCTGGAAAAACCCTCGCGGCAAGGGTGCCACGAAGACAGGCTTCCTGCGGACGCTGATCCGATTCGACATCGACTACCGCAAAGACTCGGTCGTGATCGGCCCGACCAACGAGGCGACCTGGCTGAACAAACTGCAGGAGTTTGGCGGGTCGGCTCGCCGGGTACTGAAGCTCGTCGGCCAGTATCCCGGCAAGTCGAAACTACTGAATCGGTTTCCTCCTCCGGCGAGGGTGTTGCCGGGCGGCAGCAAAAAGAAAAATAAGGCTATGGGCGGTGTGCTCGTCGGCCTCTGGATCGACCCGGCCCACACCCGGCGCAAGGGCAAGGTTCTCGCCACTGCCGGCGGCAAGGTGAAGCCGGGCCGCTACATGAAGAAGGGCCTCGACGCCAAGCGAGACAAGCTCGCCGCCCAGTGGAAGAACAAGATTTACGGACCATGACGGGCGAGACACACCCCCTAACGCCGGCCAGCGGTCGCCCCTAATTTGAGCCTATCGCCGCGGCAGCGGCATCAAGCCACTCGGAGCCACAAATGGCAATCACACTCGGAAAAGACGTAACGATCACGGGCGTTTCAAACGCTCGCAGTTGCACCGTCAGCAACTCGGCCTCGGAGATCGACGTGACCACGTTCGCCGACGGCTCGGCAGGCTTTCGCAAATACAAGAAGGCGCTCATCGAGCAGACCGTCGAGCTTGAGTGCGTCGACACCCCCGGCGTCTCTATCGGCGGTACGTTCACTTTGAGCGGAAGCACTACGGGCGACGTTGAGTACATCGTCACGAATATCGCCAAGAGCGACCCGATCGACGGCATCACCACTTTCACCGTGTCTGGCTCGCGGGCCGACTCGTAGTCCTAATCACAGGAGCCTTAACACATGGCAATTACGCTCGGCAAAGACGGCGGCACGCCTCCTTTCGGCACCGACATCATCTCGGCGACGTTCACGGAGGAGTGCGAAGTCATTGACGTGACGAATCGCTCTAACGAAGGCGGCGCTGCCGGCGTCGCAGGCTACAAGGCCAACAAGGCCGGCTTTAAAACGCAGATGTGGGAGATCGAGTGCCACGACGCCTCGGGCTTGATTGCGGCCCTTGAAACCAACACGGCGACGAGCAACTTCCTTGTCATGGGCGTGACCGAAAACATCTCGATCGACGGCGCTGTCACCTTCACGGTATCCGCTCGCAGGGGCTAAACCGTGGCGATCACTCTCGGAAAGGACTGCTCCATCTCGGTCGGCGGCAATATCGCCAGCGCGAGGAGCGTCACGATCTCAGAGTCGGCCCGCACAATCGACATCAACGCCTACGGGTCGCGCCTGTCCGAGGTCTATTCCGTCGGCTACGACGCCACGGTCTCGATCGAGCTCAACGACTCTGCCGATTCGGCCGGAGCGTTTACGAGCTGCGAGACCGGCTCGGAGGTGAGCGTCTCCGGCGGCTCTGGCGGCTGGTCGTTTGTGGCGGTCGTGACCGGCGTCTCCGAGACGTTCAGCGTAGATGGTGTGGCGACTCTTACGATCGAGGCCAAGATGACGAGGAGCGGATTGCGATGAAAGAATTCAAAGACGACCAGGGCCGCCCGTGGATGGTGGCCCTGACGGTGGCGGCTGCCGACCGTGTGCGGGGCCTGGTCACGATCGACGTGACCGACGACGTGGAGCAGGCCGACGGCCGTATCGAGCGGCAGCGGCGGACCGAGCCCTTCGACATGATCGACGCCGGCAACATCTCTCGGACGCTTGAAGTGCTCCGCAGCCAATACGGCAAGATCGGCGAGATCCTCTATGCGATCTGCCGCAAGCAGTGCGACGAGAAGAAACTCACCAAGGAAGACTTCCTTGAAGGCCTGAAGGGCGACGCATTGGAGGCGGGCGTGAAAGCGCTTGAGGCGGAACTCGTCGATTTTTTCCCGCCTCGCCTCCGTCGAATGGTCGCGCTCCTAATCGCCAAAATGGACGAAATGGCGCAGGAGCTGACGGCACGAGCGGAGGCGGGTCTCGCAGCGGCAACAGTGGAGAGCCTGACCGGAGCGTCTGGGATGCCATCTACGAAGCCGCCGGAATCCTCGGCGTCCATCCCGGCGAGTGGACCCTCCGACAACTCTTCACCGCTAGAGACAGCCGCCTAGAGATGGATTGGTGGCACACCGCCAACCTCCTCGCCCAAAACGCAAACATAAACAAGGCCAAACACGCCCCCACGACGAAGCCGGAGAAATTAAATCCCTTCGCAAAGAAGGTGAAGCCTAGAGAGGCGACTCCGGAAGAGATCCAAAAACTCCTCGGCCCTGACTGGCAGAAACACGTATGAGCTCCACAGCAGTCAGAGGCGGGCAGGTCTTCATCGAGATCGGTGCCGATCCCAAGAAGTTTTTCGCGGCCTTAAATGGCCTGCAAAAGCGTATCGGGCAGATGGGCGCGTCGCTCACTAATCTCGGCACGCGGATGGCGACGGTCGGCACGGCCCTCGCCCTGCCGCTCGGCCTGGCGATGCGAAACTTCGCCCAGTTCGACGACGCGATCCGGGCCACGGCCGCGGTCTCGCAGGCGAGCGCATCTGAACTGCAGCGGCTTACCGAGGTGGCCCGTAACCTCGGCGCTACGACATCGTTCACGGCGGTCGAGGTCGCCAACCTCATGACCGAGCTCGGCCGGGCAGGCTTCAGCCCGAAAGAGATCGAGAACATGACTGCGGCGGTGCTCGACCTCTCGCGGGCCACCGGCACCGACGCTGCCCTCTCGGCAGGCATCATGGCGGCGACGCTGCGGCAGTTTGGCCTCGGTGCCACCGAGGCTACCAGGGCGGCCGACGTGCTCACGGCCACGGCTAACAAGACGTTCAACACGGTAGAGGGCCTCGGCGAGTCGCTGAAATACGCTGGCCCGGTCGCCAAGGAACTGGGCTTGTCGCTCGAAGACACGGCAGCCATCCTCGGCGTGCTCGGAAACGTCGGCATCCAAGGTAGCGAGGCTGGTACGGCCCTGCGACGCCTCGGCGTGATCTCGGCAGCCAGCGGCGAGAAGCTGCAAGAGCTCTTTGGGATCTCCAACCAAGACGCCGCCGGCAACCTCAAGCCGCTCATCACGATCCTCGATGAGATCAACGACGTAACGGCCAATATGCCGGTCGCAGAGCGGACGAAGCGGATGGCCGAAGCCTTCGGGCTGTTGGGAATCACCTCGGCCAACGTGCTCTCCAAGTCTGCCGGCGGCGTCGCCGACCTGGCCGCCGTGCTGCGGACAGCCGAAGGCACGGCCGCCAAGACGGCCAAAGAAATGGACGCTGGCCTCGGCGGCTCGATGCGGATCACGCTCTCGGCGATCGAAGGCACGGCCCTGGCGATCGGCGATGCCCTTGCACCAGGCCTGCAGAAACTCGTCGACTTCATCGGCCAAGTGGCGACGGCCGTCACGGCCTTCGTCAAAGAAAACGAAGCCCTCGTAATCTCGTTTACCAAGGGCGTCGCCATCTTCACGGCCGCCGGGCTAGCGATCGCCGGCATCGGGCTGGCCTTGACGCTCGTCAGCGCAGCCATGGGCGTCGTGCTCTCGCCGGTTGTGCTCATCGTCGCCGGCGTGGCGGCCCTGGGCGTGGCGATCCTCGCGATGTCGGGATCGCTGTCGGGCCTGTCGGCCATCGCCTCGACCACGTTCGGGGCGATCTACGACGCCATCGTCGCCGGCGACCTGTCTGGGGCGATGGATGCCCTCTGGGCGGGCCTCTACGCCGGCTGGCTCCGAGGCGTCGAAGGCTTCCAAAACGCCCTCGACCCATGGGCGACCGCCCTACAAAACACGTTCACCAATCTCGGCACCGGCATCCAAAACATCTGGGACGGGCTCTGGACCGGCGTCGGCAACGCCTTCCGCACGTTCGGAGCCTACCTGCAAGGTGCCTTCGACAACGTGATCAACACGGCCCTCGCCTCGTGGGACAGCCTCGAAGCCGGGATCCTCAAGTCTTGGAACTACATCCAGTCGTTTTTCAAAAAAGGTTTTGACCTCAAGAAGGAAAACGACAAGGTAGATTCAAATATGTCTGCCCGCGCCCGCAAGCGTGAGCTAGAGCGGCCTGGCATGGCAGGCCGAGTCGCCGACGCCGACTCCAAAAACAAAATGGACACGCTCACCTCGGGCGCTCGCGTCGTGCGTCGCAACGCCGACGCCCGCAACACGATTGCCGAGCGTGAGCGCGGCAACGAGCTGCTCCGCGACAAGCGACGGCAGGCCGTGGTCGATGCCGAAGGCAAGGTGACGGCCCTCGGCCGAGGCTCCCGTGAAAAGCGAGCCATGAACCAACAGGCCGAGGATCTCGGCGGCCTGGTCGCCAAGGCCGGCACGCTCGACAGCCTGCGAGAGCTGTCGGATGAATTCCATACGCTCACGGCCGCCGGCCGCCTCACCAGCGACCAGCAGGAAAAACTCTCGACCGCCTTTGACGACGCCACCGAGCGGATCATGGGCGACGGTGCCACGATCGCCGCCGGGAAGAAGGAGGTCGATCCTAAGGCTTTGGCCGACGCTGCTGCCGCAGCTAGGGAGAGTCAAGCCGAGGTCGCCGGCACCTTCTCCTCTGCCGGCCTCGGCGGGATGGGCTTCGGCTCAAGCCTCGCGCAGCAGTCGCTCGACGTGCAAAAGAAGATCGAAGAAAACACCCGCGGAATTACCGACGACGGAGCAGTAGCCGCCTAATGCCTACGTTCACTTGGGTCGAAGACTCCGACAGTCGCTCCGCGACAATCGTCCGCCTCGGCAAGAAGGCGTCGAGCTCTTACGTCAAGAGTTACAAGGTCTTCGGGACGACCGACGACGTAGCGTTACACACCGACATAAACGCCACGATTAGCGGCACTGTCTGGCAGTATCCCGGTCAGCCAACAGTGCAACTTACGGCCGAGAGCTACAGCGTCTCCTACCTTGGAGACGACGCTTGGCAGGTGCAGGTTAGCTACGCCAAAGACGGGGCCGACGACGACAATCAACAAGACCCGCTCAAGCGATCCCGGTCGTTCGACACCAGCGGCGGCACCCAGCACATCACCCAAGCCAAGGGCGGCACGGTCACTACGACTGGCTCCACGACGACCACGACCAGCACCGAGACCAAGTTTCCGCCGACGGCTCCGAGCATGGACAGCGCGATCGGTGTCGACGCCGACAGCGTCGCCGGCGTCGACATCGTGGTCCCGCAGCTCACCTGGACCGAGACGTATGACGTGCCGAGCCCCTACGTCACAAACGACTACATCAAGACGATCGCGGCCCTGACCGGCACAGTCAATAAGGAGGCCTTCCGCTCCTTCGCCGCCGGCGAGGTGCTCTTCCTCGGAGCCTCCGGATCCCACGAATGGGATGAGGAGAAGGGATACGGGCCTTGGAGCCTGTCCTACAAGTTTGTCGCCTCGCCCAACGTGACCAACGAGACCATCGGGCCGGTGACAGGCATCACGA